CCATTTATACTCCCTCCATTTCATAACCCTCATAAGTCCAACATTTTAAGCAGACAAAGTTTCCATCATCTGCAGGAGCATCAAAGTGATGTGTACCTGTAAACAAGTTACACCAGTTAAGAACTTCCCCCTCTTTTAGTCTTGACTCAAAATCTGTAACATCATACAGATCCTTTTTCTTTTCTCTTAGTCTTTTATCATCTAGCTTTATGCTTACATAAGCCATTGTCATCAATAGAGATATTACTCCATAGACTACAAAGCCTAGATAGATTATTTCTTGAATTAACATAATTAATTCCCCTTTCTTTTTTACATATTATATATAAAAAACTTTTTTAATTATTGCAGATACAATGTTTATTGTGTTCTAAAAACATACATTTTTTTTCTATGTTGTTTTTACATTGTTCTTTAATGATATCTGCAAATCTACCTGTAGAACAACCATCCTCACAAACAACAAGTCTTTTACCAAAAGTTGTGTCATAGTAAGTTTTCATTATTTTCATTCCCCTTTTTTATTTCTTATATAATCAATATAATAAAAATTTGTCATACTGTCAACAACCTTTCAAAGAATTATTAGTAAGAAAGCCCAGAGCCCTTTACTAGGCTCAAGGGCTTTCAATCTTTAGTAGAGGTGGAGCTTACCCTGTGTCACTCCCTCCCAAAAACCAGAATGAACTCAATTTAGTGAACATTTAAATATGTGAAGTAATAGGCTCTAACCCTAGTTAAGATGGTCTAGCTAATCCACTTTGTTGATCTGTTAATCAAATATTCTTTTCCTAAGAGCTAGAAAAATATTTTGTATGTATTGAACACTATAGACAATTACTAGGACAATAAGTTAAAAAACAGATATAAATTATTTTGTGTTCCATCCCTTAGTTATACTGGTATTGGCTCTAGTAGATTAATTAAAATATACTCCCCTTTGTATATGTATGTAGCCCCTACTAGAGCCCTCTTTTAAACAAAAAAAGAGGAGATACAAATCTCCTCTTTTTTATTTTCAGATCCTGAAAAGGCTATTGCTAGTCCTTTCAAGTTCTAGTTATTGAATGATAACAATCTACTCTTAGTTTAGCTTATTTTTTTCTTTGCAAAAGTTTTTAATACAGACATTACTGCAGCTCCACCTGATAATGCAGCTATCTCTAAATTAGAAATATTAATACCTAATGCAGGTGTTATAACTAATGCAGAAGTTGCTGCCTCTATAAAAGTCCATATACATCTTTCTAATAAGTCTTTTAATTCATCTGACATACTATTCCTCTTCTCCCATCTTTACTTGTACTTTTTTAAACTGTGTGCATTTTTTATTAATGCAGACAAAAGCATTATTTATTAATTCTAGTTTATCCCTACAGGAGTTACATTGTAATTTCATTTTTGATTATCTAGGGGATAAGCCTTTAAGAATGATTGTTTGCCTTAATGCTTTTACTTCTGTTTTTAAACTTTTAATTTCTGTTGATAATATATCCATAATATCTTCCTGAATCTTTGTAACTTGTGGAATATTCATAATATGATCTTTAGTCTTATTGTCAAGAACTTCTCCATCATAATCAATATAAGTTGCTGTAACCTTATCTCCTCTAATGATTGCACCTGCTATATCTGGATAGATCTCCTTATAAGCAACTGTAGAGCTTCCTATAAAGTTATCCTGTGAAGTTTTACCTACTAATAAGCATCCTGCTGTGTCATCATCATCATTTCCAATATGCCATAAAATGTATTCAAAGTTAGGAACATCATCTACATGAATCATTCCCTTATGAAATCCACCAAACTTAGCTGCATATCTTGTATGGAATCCACCCTCTTTTCTAAGTGAAAGATTATAAGTACCTGCAGGGATTCTTGTTTCTCCCCATACTTTTTGTGTCTGTGCTTGATCCTCTAAGGTGTAGCATAAAAATTTTCTTTTGTTGTTGCTCACATCAAATAGGATTCCAGAAGTGAAATCATTAGAACTGTTGAATCTTAATATCTCAAGTTTCATATTTACCTTATAACTTTAATATAGTCCCATTTCTCTTCTCCTCCAATTACTAGAGTGAGCATTCCTGCCCTAGACTTATCTCCTTTAGTGTTTTCAAACCACTCAGAGCCTGAATCTAGTGTTGGAGCTTGTATTATAAGCCTATCTGAACTCTCATAAGCTAAGAAATAGTGATAATGCCCATGCAGTAAAATATCTGAATCAGCTATAGAATTTCTTGCAAAAGCTTGATCAGATAGCCATTTTCTTGATTTAGCCTGTGAATTTGCCCCTGATCTCATCTGATGCCCATGAAGTATAGATAAAACAACACCAGATACATCAAAAGTTAAAGATAGTTCATTCTCTGGGATAATAAAATCTAATATATCTTTATATGCAGGAGCTTCTTTAAATATCTCTTGTAACTCCTCAGCTAACATTACATCCTTATTATCCCCAAAAGTTGTATAGGCTTTGCCACTCTGCCCCCTTTTCTCTCCATGATTACCACCTGCAAAAGCCACTAATCCTCTCTTAAATAGAGGCATTATCTCTTTTATTAGTGTATAAATCATTCTTCTAGCTACTTTTTGCTGTTGTCTATCATCTAATTCAGTCTGAAACTCTTGCATGGCATAATGTCCACTACAGCCCTCAACTAAGTCCCCAAGCCCTGCAAATAGCACCTGATCTAATGTTTCATGCTTCTGTAACTCTTTAACCTGCTTTTTTATCTTAGGAATATAGCTCATAAATCTCTCTATAGATTCCTCAGTCCCACCTTTACCAATCTGAAAATCTGCAAGTGCTATTGTAAATGTTTTAGTGTTTTTAGTTACTTTTTGTTTAGGTAATGGCTTTTTCTTACTAGCTAACTGTAAGAGCTTCTTAAAGTCCTCATCAGGCATATAAACTTCATTAGATACAATCTTAGCTTTAAAGTAATAGAGTCTTTCTATCTGCCCCATTCCTGCATTGACATCCCAAAACCTTATCTCAGCTGTATTCTCTACAACTCTATAATTACCTGCATCTACACCAAAATAAGACTCTAATTGCTCCTGCCAATCAACATTGTTAGTTGGTTGAGGTTTTGATACTATCTCTCCTGTTTTAGTTTTTTCTGAGTAGTAAACACTAGGCTCAAAGCCTTTAGGATGATTAATTTTATCTTTTTTATGTGTAGATTTAGTGGATCTTGTTTGAGCAAACTTATCTAATGAGTCCATACCTATAATCCTTAAAATATCTTCTTACTGTATTGTAATTAAGATGTTCAAACTCTTTGTGATTAAATACTAAATATTGAGCTGCAACAGTATCAGATATGTGTTTCTCTTCTGCTTCTTTAGCTATTTTAAGGAATATCTCTTTGGCTTTTTCATCTTTTAGGATGAAATTCCTATGAGAAAATTGCCCTGTATGTTTATATCCCTGTTGTTGTGAAAATTGCTCTAAATCCATAGCCAACCTCCTATAAGTATAGATTAGCTGTAATCTATGACAATTTATGCAGGTTTTGGATTATCTGCTTTAACTTGTGCTATATGATCAGCCCAAAGAGTAGTGCCATTGACACCATCCCAATATTGCATATCTAATTGATCTTGTATAGATCCATAAGCCTCTTGCCTAGCTTGTATATAACCAAACTGTTGAGTATCCCATTTACTGTTAGCCAAGTCTGTTACAGCTTGTGCATAATCATCATCAGAGAACTCTAATCTTTCATTATTTACTTGTTTAAATAAAGGTTTAGCAGCTTCAATCTCTGCTGTTGCCTCTACTGTTAATTCTTCTAATGTCATATCTCTCCTATCTTACCATACTTTTACTTAGCTAAACCATATAAAGTAAAAGTTCCACTTTCAATTTGATTACTTGCATCATTGAAAAAATATAATCCATCACTTGCACTTGCTACTGTATGAACACCACCACCTGTATTTCCAAAAAAATGTCCATTACTGTTAAATGTAGTTTCCTCAATAGTTATAAAACTGTACTCTGTGCTTGAATTGAAGTTATAAAGGTAAAATATAAAATTACCATTACTTGTGCTAGTAGTTCCAATTAACTCTATATCCCACCTATTTTGATTTTGTTCTGTTTGATTAGAAAATGCACCATTTGCATACAATAATTTTCTAGCACTATCATAATTTGCAGTACTGTCATTAGTACCACTTTTTGTAACTCTTATATCAAAACTACCTGTGTTTGTAGATTGCACAACATTATTTGCAGTAACCATATACACATCATAAGAACTATCCCAATCTGCACCACCTAAAGTAACACTTGCAACTGCTGATGTAACTATTTCTTCATCTATTTTTATTAAGCTACCTGCCATTATTTAACTCCAAATACTGATACATCTAAATTAGTAAACACAGAGCCACTACCACCTGAAATAAAATGTACTCCACTTAGTTGTTCTGCTGATTTATGAACACCAATAACTTTTGCACCTATTGCTCCAAGTCCAGTTCTAAAACCATTTGATTGCAAAGTTAAAAAAGTATAGCTTGAACTGTCATAAGGATTGTATATATACATTGTTAAAGCACCTGCAACTGCTGAGCCTGTGCCTGAATAATTAATTGTTTCAAATCTATTGGCATTAGTTGCTCTATATTCTGTAAATGAAGTATAACTTTTTAACTCTAAAGTTGCAATATCATATTCACTTGCAGTAATTGTTGTCCCACCACTATCTAAAAATCTCATTTCATTCCAACCATTTGCAGTTTGTTCCATTTTTGCAATAGTTATTTTATACACATCATAATCTGCACTAAAAATATCTGTTACATCTAATGACCCAACAGAAGTTCCACTAACAGATTTTATAAATTCTAAATTACCTGCCATAATCTAACTCTCTGCAATTCCATATAGGGATATTGTTGTATGTTCAATATTACTTCCCTGATCTGTTAGTATTCTTATACCATCTACTGTGCTTGTTTGTGGTAATACTGCACTGGCAAACTCAAACCCAAATGTTCCTCCTGCACTTAAACCAGAACTATGAGATGTGCTAAAACTGTATTTTGAACTATCCCCTAAATTATAAAAATATATATAACAATTATTTGTTTCCTCATTATCAGTTCCTGTTGCATGGCTAACTGTAACCTCATCAATACCTGTGCTTCTAGCTTCTCCAAAAGTTCCACTTGCTAACCCAAATTGTCTTGCCTGTTGATAAACTGCAGCAGTTTCTAAAACTCCACTTTCATATAATCTATAAGCTATATAATGATTATCTGAAGCTGGTTGAAAATTGCTAACTGTCATAAAATGAACATTGTAAGTGCTTTCATCAATACTTGTAAAATCTACAAAAGAAGTTGAAGTAGATATAGTTTGAGTTTCAATTAATTCTAATTTGCCTAAATCTGCAACTCCTCCAAGAAGTCCAAATCTAGCTGCACCTAAAGGCATAAGCTAACTCCTAACTAAAATTTTGTAGTGCATTAAGTAATGGTGTACCTGCATCTAAAAATAAAAATGTAACTAAGTCTATTGCACCTGATCCAGTTGACATTGTAAACCCTGCACCACCTGCTGTTTTTGCAGTTACATCTCCACCACCATTAACTGTTACTGCATTAATTGCAACTGTTCTATCTGTGCTATCTTGTGTTATTTGTAAAGTAAAAGTAGAAACACCTGATGTTGGAACATTAGTAAAATCTATATCTGTAATATTTTCAGTTAAAGTAATAGATCCTG